GGAATCGAAATGGATGATATTAAGTCAAAATATATTTCTAATTCATCCATTGTAGGCATACGATCAAATACGTCGCCGCCTAATACTAAAAGGTCACATTCTTGTTGAATATCTCTAAGCTGTTTAATAAACAACTCATAGCGATTTTTAGCCCATTCTACAGGAACGTTTTTTTGACCTAATTTAATATGAATATCTGCTGTGAATAAAACTTTCATGATTTATAGTCAAAAAAGCCCCTAAGTTAGTAATACTTAGGGGCTTATGTATTATGCTGTTAAATCGCTAACTGCTTCGGAGTCTGTTCCAGAGTCTTCCTCTGCGCTAGCTCCAGTAACAATACGCTCCAACGTAGCCTTTACTTCTTCAGTAGTTTGACGTGGATATTTTACATCAATACTTTCAGAAGCAGCAGCCGCCTCTTTTTCTTCATCAGTAAGAGCACGCTTTTTGCAGCGTAGTACTGATAGAGTGTACTCTACATTAAATGGCAACGGACCGGTTTTAACACGTTTGAATACAACATCCCAACCTGTATCAGGATCAGTAGGATCACCTAGATCTTCTGCTGCAGAACAAATTTGTTCAAACAATTTCTTTTTCAAGTTAAGAATTTTTACTTTCCCGTCTTTTAAATCAATACAGTTAACACTGTAAGACCAGGAGCATTTCTTATCAGAAAAATATTCTGGAACATGGTCATGTTCTTTATTGTTGAATTTTTCAGCGTCACGATCAAATGCTAAACATTCAACTGGAATATCTTTTCCATTTGTGCCCTTTAGCCAGTAAACGTAACGAGGTAAAATTCCTCCAATTAATCGTACTGTATTTTCTCCGTCTTTGTATTCAAAGGCGTCAAAAGATTTTTTAACTGCTTTACCTTTAGTTGCTGTAAATGCTAATGCCATTTTTAATTTTCCTCGTATTTAAAGAGTATTTCTGTTTCTGTTATTATTAATAACGGATTGTTTTTAATTAGATCAATGTTTATATCAGGATAGTAGGATAATTCCAACCCCCGATATTTATACTGTTTATATAAATTATAATCCCGTCTAGCTGCTAATTTTAGATATTGAACTTTATATAGTGTATCTACGGATTTGTCTGCAAATAGAGGAACTGGATTTAATATAAAACAGTTGCCAGTCAGCGGTACTTTGCTTGGTTTAAACTTAGAGTATTTTGATGGCAATTTTTTAGAATAGTGATATTCTAACATTGCTAAAAATTTACTAGCATCACCGTTTGACTGTTCTTCAAGTGTTTTTAGGTTAAAGAATAGAGCCATAATTACTGCTGGAACATATATTATATCACTGTTTAAATACATTTGCAAGTGTATTTTTTACAAGCCTAATATAGTCCAGCCCTTTCTCATGTAAAATGCTATGCGATCTTTGTTTTGTTTTCTATCGCTTACTCCACTAAACTGCATGTCTAAGACTAGTGGCGATAATTTATTTTCATGTTGTCGCATTATTCGCCCAATAATTTGCTCTAGTAATCCATCATTGGCAATTGGTACGGCTAAAATTACACAGCTAAGGATGTTGACCGATATACCTTCTGCGAAGATTTGGCGGCTACCAGCAATGCAACTTTTTTCTCCTGATTCGACTTGTTCTTTGAGTAGGACTCTTTCTTCATATGTTGTCCCACCAGTAATGCACACACACGATTCTCCAATTAGCTCTCCTACTTGTTGTAAAAATTCTACTCTATCTGCTACTATAAGTACTTTGTGACCTTTTGCAATTTGAATATTTGCGGCCGCAGCTATAAAATGTTGATAATCTGTGTCATAAAGTAAGTTATTAATCTTTTTAACCCAAGTCTCGCCAGGAGATAGGGCTATTCCAGTTTTTATTACTTGAACTGTTGGTGTTAATGTATTTTCTTGTGGTGGTTGATATAGTTTACTACCAAAAAAATCACGAAATAGTACTTGTTTACCATCTTTACGTTGCATAGTACCACTCAAACCTATTTTATATCTAGCATACATACCATCAATAAATGCGGTAAAAGTGCTAGCAGGGCAGTGGTGAGCTTCATCTACTATTACTGTGCCAAATTCTTTACATATCTGTGGCACTAGTTTAGTTAAAGTTTGAATATTTCCTACTACTATAGAGTGGTCAATATCAAATTCTCCTGAACCAATTACTCCTACAGGCATTTCAAATAGTTTTTCTACTTCTTCTATCCATTGATCTCGCAACATTGTATTGTGACATACAATTAGAGTCTTTTGACCAAGTTTACGTGCAATGTGTAGGGCAGTAAAAGTTTTACCCCAACCTACCATAGCATTGATAAAGCAAGTATCATCAACCTCGTTAAATACGTCTAATTGAGTCCCTCTTAGTGGAAATTTAGGGTCAGGAAAAGGTAATTCACAAACAATTCGTTTGTCCTGAACTTCGTAATCTTCGGGAATTAAATCTATTCTACCAACAGGTATAGACATGATACCTTTAGGTAGTACTTTATAGTTTTTTACTATATCGTATTGTACAAAATGATTTTTAACGCCTGGAATATTTCTACGTATTTTATATGTAAGTGTATTTATTAATTTTTTTGATAGCTCAGGAGTAACATCCAAATATATTTTATTTGAAATTATAGCTTTTGCCATTATATTCTTCTCCAAGTTTTGGGATATGCTTGACTGTAAAAACCATATAAGATTAAAGATTTACCATAACTCAAAATTCCAGCATATCTATTAGCACTTTCGGGGGTATATAAGGCTTTAAATCTAGTATTTATATTTTCTACTTCTATTATTGCGCCACCAGTTTTAATTGGTATTACTTGTGTAATTTTGTGAAAACTTAATTCTGCCTTAGTAGTTTTTATATATTTAAATATAAGACCTTTAGAGTCTATAAACCATGTGTGTGGTGTAGACAACTTAATTAGATCGCCTAAAAAATATATTGCTTTACTTATTTTAAATAGATCAACATTATCTGCTTTTAGTCTAAGTCTACGCAAGGATAAATTATCTTTGTCTATATTTAGATCATCTACTATCTTTAATTTGCTTGTTTGTTCTTGCTCATCGGAAACATATTGATATAAGTAAAAAACTACTCCATCAATATTTTCCGGTTTATTTAAACCTAGTTTAAATATTGGATAAGCAAGCTCCTTCAAGGAGATACTGTTTATCGAATTTTCCAAAACTATAATCCTGACCTATTTCTTGGTCTACCCCAATAGGGTGTCCCTTGATTGAGCAACCACGATCTTTTTGTGTATTTCTTTTTAAAATTTCGCAATATTCTTCTACACATTCATCTTTAACTATAGCTACAATTGAGTCATGTACTAGCATAAAGATTTGTGCATCAAGTTTTCTGGATTTAATCTCATTAGCAGTATCCATAGCACCAAATAGATTCATATCTGAGGCTAAGGATTGTATCTCTGCGTTAATTCCGCTTCGAACTTCGTGGGCTGCAATTCCCTTATCAGAGGAAAACACATTGATAAGACGACGCTTCCTACCAAAGAAACTATAAGTATAACCATTTGCTTCAATAAACTCTTTGCGACTATCAAGCCATTTTTTAAGTTTATTGAATTTTTCAAAGTAAGATTTAATATCTTGCTTTGCTCTATCGACACCATAATATTCTCCAGTTGACTTAGATACTGTATCAGATACTTTCTGAGGGCCAGAACCATACAAAATACCAAATGAAATAGCTTTAGCAGATTGACGCATAGCACCAAACTGACTCTTAACATCGTCTACTTCACAGGTTAAATCAAATACCATTTTAGCAATAGTTGAGTGAAAATCTCCGCCAGTAGTAAATACTTGTTGTAAGTTTTTATCATTACTTAATACTGCCGCATAATACATTTCAGCAGTAGTCAAGTCTTGGGATACTATCTTATATCCTTTTGGTGCTTTGATACATCCTTTAATGATCGGATTATCCCTAGGTATTTGCTGCGCATTAAACTTACCACTACTAGACAAACGCCCACTAGTGGTAAAAATAAGATTAAAGTTTGTACGAATACGCTCATCTTTATCTAGCTCCGGTAAAATCTTACTAATATAGGTATTTTTAATTTTTCCTAACTGACGAACTTTAAGAATTGCGGCAGGTAGTGGATGTTCGTCCGAAAGTTCTTCTAAAACCTCAGCATCTGTTGAGATAGCTCCTGTACCTGTTTTCTTTCCGGTTGGGGTAAGTTTAACATAGTCAAATAGAACTTTACGCAACTGTTGTACAGAGTTTGGATTAAATATAATTCCCGAATCTTCTTCAAACTGTTTAACTTCTTTAAAGCCATACACAGCCTCTTTAGCTTCAGCAATTTGTTTATCCAAATAACCTTCAGCGCCTGTCATTCTTTCTCTATCAATAGGAATACCTACCTCTTCCATATCCATAAGAAATAGGGTACCAGGAATCAGGATTGTTTTATATACTGATAGAATTTTAGTATTCTTTTGAAGATTAGGCCAAAATTTACTAAAAAGGGTAATTGTTACTGCGGTATCAATTGCAGCATATTTTGAAATAACATCAAACGGAATAAGATCATAGGTAAAATCTTCTAGTAACATTGATTTACTAGAGCAATATGTCTTTTTAAAATCGTCTAATTCTGCATCATAGTCACCATATTCGGTATACTTTAAAGCCAATTGCTTTAGCCCGTGACTATCGTTCTCGTCTAGGGCATAGTGCATCAGCATTGTATCATGCACTCTATCTCTATTAAATTTAATACCAATATGATATTCAATCATTTTAATATCAAATTTCATATTGTGAAAAACTATATCGTACTTTTTAATGATCTGTTCTAGTAGATCAGTACATACACTATCAAGACAATCAGTAGATATGTAAGCACCGTGTTTATCCTTATAACTAATGGATAGACCTAGCACGTAGCCATCTCTTGGATATAAGGCCGTAGTTTCAGTATCCATTGCTACATAGCCTTGAGCATTTTCTAAAACTTCCGTTAAGAATTTTACTGCTTGCTTTGTATCAACAATACCCAAGTAGTACCCCGTAATACTAGCATTGCTAATACTGCCTTCTACGTACTTGTGAATACGATCCACTGACCTCTGAAAATCTGGTTTACCTTCTGGCTTAAAATGTAGCATTGCTGGGTTTGTAATGCAAACAAATTTATCATGCATTAGTTGTCCTGCATAATTAGTTACAGAACTAATTTTTGCATACTCTTTTGCAGCTTCAGAGCCTACCAGGATTACCATATCATATTCGTCTAAGTCTACTTCTAAGTCTACATCTTTTTTGAGCAGCTTAGTAATAGGAACTGAACTCATATGATAGAGATCAAAATCAAAATTAAAATAATTACTATAATTATTTTTGCTTGGTGCTTTGTCTATAATTGCAATTTTTTTCATATTTTTGTATATTCTATTAAAGAGTTTACATCCTCTTGCGTGATTACACCAGGATCTTGTCCTTCTGGTAAATCAATAATTTCTGTTAGGAAACCTGCTTCTTCAATTAAAGGTTTAATCTTTCTTGCAGCTTCCCTACCTGCGTCGTCTCCATCATAAAGAATGAATACTTTTTCAATACCCATAACTTTATAACTTAACATCTTTTCTTTAGTTTCGTTTAATAACTTGCTGGTACCAAAGGTACATACAGTATTTCTTAAACCTTTGTCATAGCAGTTAAGCATATCAAATATACCTTCTACTAAAACAATAGTTCTATAC